TATAGGTATAAGTATGAAAACAATCCTCTGGGAGTTATCAATAAATCTCATACTTATAATAAAGTAAGTGACCAATTTCAAGAAAAAAATCGTATGAAGTGTGGGACAAATTCAACACCTTCACCTTGGGATATTTGGCAAGATAAAAATAAATTAGCAAATATGAATTGGCACTGGTGGCGAGAAGGAGCCGTAGGAGACTGTCGTATTGATGAAAAACGTATACGCTCTGGTTTTAGACTTGGTACTTATATCGCCACTCAATTTAGACCAATGGCAGCAAAGACTATTTACGACCTATATCAAGCAAAAAATATAATAGATCCTAGCTGTGGGTGGGGTGATAGATTAGCAGCTTTCTATGCTAGTGAAAGTGCAGAACTTTACGTTGGGTGTGACCCCAATCCAGAAGTGTATAAAACTTATATAGAACAATGTCAAGAATATGAACGTTTTCTAGGATACAATGCTAAAGTAGAAACTAAAGATGATTACTTCATATGTAAGGGTAAAAAAACTGTCTGGATTTGGAATACACCTGCTGAAGCAAAAGAGTTTGCAATAGACAGATTTTTCTCTAATCAATTTGATTTATCTTTTACGTCTCCACCTTATTTTGATACTGAAAAATATGGTGAGAATCAAGAGGGTCAGGAAAAACAATCATGGTACAAACACACAACCTTTGATAAATGGCAAAAGAATTTTCTATATAAATCTTCTGAAAAAATTTCTAATATGTTGTCCTCTAATGGAAAAATGCTTATAAATATAATTGAACCACGCACAAAGAAAGGCACCCGCCATAATCTTTGTGATAATATGGTGGACTATCTTACATCAGAAACTAACTGTGGTTATGAAGGCAAACTAGGACTCCGCATGATGGGACGCCCTAATTCTGAATTGAAAGAGTATCGAAATGAAGTTGGAGATGTAATTGGATATGGTAAACCTGGACTCCAGGGCTGCGTGATTGAACCGATTTGGGTATTTAAGAATGAAGTTAGGAAAGTGTGAAGATTTTGATGATGTATGGTCTGTTTTCCAACAGAACAAGCAGTGGTTTCCCCATGTTAGATCTTCTCATATCAAGAACAGACTTAATCCAGACCTGCCATCTAAGGGCAGCGTCATCTGGCAAGATGGCGTTGTCATAACTTATCAGGTCTATAAGAAGAAACGCAAGATATCAGCTAACAGCGATATAGTCTTGAATGCTGGAGATTGTGTGATTCATCAGATTGTTGCACGAGACAAGGGGAATGGTTCTGCTTTCAAAGTTATGAAAGAATTTCTTTTTTCTATTGACAAAAATATATATCTTACTGTAAGATCAGATAACGTGGTTGCAAACAAATTCTATGAGAAACTTGGCATGGAAATTGTTGGTAAAACACATTGGGGTAAAGAAAGTATCCCAGGTGTAGTTTGGAGGTTTAGTGAATGAATAAATTGAAAAAATACGTTCGACCTGTATATAATTATACAATTATTACATTTGGTGAATTGCAAGATATTAAAGATGTAACATACTTTGACGAAAGTTTCATGTCTAGGAGTCGTTGGAAAGAACTTCAAGAACAAATGTGGATGCATAGTCTTTTACTTGGATATGTTATAACACCAATAATTTTAGTGGATATTGAGAAGTGCATGACTAATTGTTCTGATAAAGACTCGGATGACTATCTTTATTTTAAAAAATTATGGGACGCTGGCTGGCGATATATTACTAACGATGGGTGGAATCGAAATGGAACAGCAAATAAATGGAAGAATGATAAAGTATTTGTAGAAAAAGGTGTGTATCAATTTGATGATGGTTATGAGTTAGTAATTCATAATGTATCTAAAAAATCTGATTTATCAGAACCCCAAAACAAAAAAATAGATTCAATTGGAGTTCCTTTAGTAAGTATTACTAAAGCATCTCGAAATGATCTAAGTCAAGTTTTTTTAGCAGTCAATACAATGGTTGCACAAAATGCAATGGAATTGAGAAATGCAATGAATACTGATATTGCTAAACCAATTCGCGACCTTGCATCTAAGTTAGAGTATTGGTTTACTATAAAAGGAGATGGCAAATCTAAAAGCTCTATGGGTATCTTTAAGTCTAGCGAAGCTGACAGAAGATACATAGATGAATTCATTCTTGATTTCATTATATTTTGTCATATGACATTTGGTAAAAACTGGAACAGTACAACGAGAGACTTTTATTACTCTAAACAAAAATCAGACTTATTGACCTCATTTAAATATGCTGAACCTATTCTAAAAAAGATTATCAGAACTGGTTGTAGCAAAGACAAAAAGAGCGAAGAGTATAAAAGAGAATTTAATATTGTTTCTCCACGGTCTGCTTTTCTTACTTTAGCTTGTTACGTTCTTTTTGATAAACAGAATATTTCTATCACACAAGAAAAACTTCCAAAGTTTGTTAACGTGGTTCAACAATTATTCATAAAATTTTGTGAAGATTCTAATTGTACTTTACGAACCTATGAGGAGGATGGAGTAACACCTAAAAAAGTATTTACCTTTAAATCTGCTAGTCGAAGAGAACCAATACAACTTAAATTCTCTACAGACTTAATAATGCATAAAATTATTACAGAGCATGAAGACCTTTTAACTCACCGTGATCCACAACGTCTGTTTTCAAAAAAACAGCGCATAGATATATGGGAAAGACAAGGCGGCAAAATTGGTATCTGTCATGCTAAATGTCCTTATACCGGAAAAGAAATTCGGTTTGAAGATATGTTCAATTCTGAAATGTGGCAAGTGGATCATATTTTACCATACAGTCATGGTGGTCAAACTAATATAGAAAATGGTCAATTGATAGATGCCAGAGCTAATAAAGTTAAATCCAATCATATACAGGATGCCGCCGACTAAAAACAGCTTGACAACCCCTAACACATGACATATAATGGTTCATTACATCAATAGGAGTGAACATGATTGAATATAAATTTGATGAAGACCGCTTAGTGCGTGAGTTGAAGACATACATCGATAGCACCTACGGCGCTCATTATAGTCAGTCTAAGTTCCAAGCAACAGAGTTTATCTTTGACATGGGTCATGTTCAAGGACTTGGTTTCTGTCTTGGAAATGTTCTGAAGTATGCACAACGATATGGAAGGAAGGAAGGATACAACAGAAAAGACTTGATGAAGGTCTTACACTATGCTATTATGGCTTTATATTTACATGACACTGAGAAGGATGATTAAATAATGGAAGTTGAAATTACTGTTGAACAACTACAAGAAAGAAAGATTATGGTTGCTACACCCATGTACGGTGGTATGTGTGGTGGTCAGTATACTAAGTCTTCAGTTGACCTTGGTCAGCAAGCTGCCAAGTATGGATTAGATATTGGTTTCTACTACATCTTCAACGAATCACTTATCACACGCGCGCGTAACTATTTGGTTGACGAGTTCATGCGTTCGCACTATACTCACCTGATGTTTATTGATGCAGACATTGGGTTCGATCCACAGGACGTACTATCGCTCGCTGCAATTGCTGACCCAGACAGCGACAAAGAAATTGTGTGTGGTGCGTATCCAAAGAAGACGATTGCCTGGGAGAAGATTAAGCGAGCAGTTGATAAGGGTGCTGCTGATGAAAATCCACAAGCACTCGAAAACTATGTCGGTGACTTTGTGTTTAATCCGGCACCTGGCGTATCTGAGATTCGTATCAACGAACCAGTTGAGGTGCTAGAGGGTGGCACTGGGTTCATGATGATTCAGAAGTCTGCATTTGAGAAGTTTGGTAATGCACATCCTGAGTTACTATACACACCAGACCATGTACGAACTGAGAACTTTGATGGGTCACGACAAATCTATGCCTACTTTGATACAGTGATTGACCCTAAGTCTAATCGCTATCTGTCAGAAGATTATATGTTCTGTCAGTGGGCTCGTGATCTAGGAATCAAAGTATGGATGTGTCCATGGATGCGATTGAAGCATATGGGTACATACATCTTTGGAGGCGACCTTGCCTCACTTGCCAGCGTTGGCGTAACCGCAACCGCAGACGTATCTGCACTTGGAAAAGAAAAGGCACTAGCATAATGGAGAATATGATGAAACTATCTGAACAAACTGTTGAAGTGCTACAAAACTTCTCATCTATCAATAACTCACTTGTATTCAAGAAAGGCACTGTGCTTCGTACCGTGTCTCCACAAAAGACTGTACTTGCTGAAGTAGAGGTGGGCGATAACTTCTCACGCGACTTTGGTATCTATGACTTGAGTCAGTTTCTATCAGCACTTACTCTTGTGCAAGACCCAGACTTAGACCTTGGTGAACAAGGTATGACTATCAGCGATGGTAATGGCACCGCGCTAGACTATCGGTATGCTGACCCTAGCATGATTGTTCAACCACCTGAGAAGGCACTGACACTTCCTGACCTTGATGCATCGTTCACATTACAAGACTCCACTCTTCGTGATGTGCTACAAGCAGCCCGTGTTCTAGGTGTGCCTGACATTATTGTCAAAGGTGATGGTTCACAGATTACCATTAGTGCTGGTGACTCTAAAAATAGTTCTATGAACACATTCTCGAAAACTGTTGGCACCACCACAGATGAGTTCACTCACATCTTTAAGGTTGACAACATGAAGATGATGGTGCTAGAATACAATGTTGAGATTTCCAGCAAGGGCATCTCTAAGTTTTCTACTGCCGATGGTCGTGTGACCTACTTCGTTGCGACAGAGTCACGGAGTTAGTATGGTAGAAAAAACTGAACTCTATATGTCACTTAGAATTCTAGGTGAAGAAACTACTGCTTCTCGCCTACACGCAGAAGACGTAACCTGGAATGATCTCATGAGTGACTTCATCTCATTACTCACTACGGCTGGATATCAGATTAAAAGCAGAGTGATTGAGGTTGATGAAAACGGTCGTGTCGTATCTGACAAACATCGCGGTTTAGACAGACAGTATTATGATGAAACACCGGACGGAGCGTATCGGTAAATGTTGAAAGGTTTATTATGTCAGATTATCTATGGGTCGAACACTATCGACCAAAATCTATCAAGGAGTGTGTGCTACCTCAAAATCTAAAAGACGTATTTCAAGCGTTTGTCGATCAAA